TAGCGGTCGGTTCGGGTGGTCTGGGCATTTCAACTACTCCGGCTAACGGGTACATCCCTATTGGTAACGGTACAAATTACACTGCTGCGGCACTGACTGCCGGTTCAAATATTACAATCACCAACACCGCCGGTGGGATTACAATTGCTTCAACTGGCGGCGGCGGTAGCGGAACCGTAAATAGCGGAACCGCAGGACAGTTAACCTATTACGCCTCTACTGGTACGGCAGTGTCGGGCAATGCCAACGCTACCATATCTAATGGCGCATTAACGCTTGGTGTATCTACTTCAGTTGCCGGAAGCCTTGGATTGTCTGGCTCTACATCTGGCAAAGTAACACTTCAAACGGCGGCGGCTGCGGGTACGTGGTCAATGACCCTGCCAACAACTGCCGGGACAAATGGTTATGTTCTTTCAACAGATGGTACGGGTGTTACATCTTGGATTGCTACTTCGGGTGGCGGCGGTACGGTTACTTCGGTTGCACAGTCGTTTACTGGCGGGATAATTTCAGTTAGCGGATCGCCCATTACTGGTTCGGGTACACTTGCACTGACGGTTGCTGGTACTTCTGGTGGCATTCCATATTTTGGTTCTGCATCAACTTGGGCTTCTTCTGCCGCATTAACTGCCAACGCGCTTATGATTGGCGGCGGTGCGGGATCCGCTCCAGCCACAACAACAACTGGAACTGGCGTATTAACGGCTCTTGGCAATACCACCAATGCCGCAAGCGGTATCGTGGTTAAGGATGCCAACGCTAACATCACAACAAATGCTCTGTATCAAGGCTTTACTAACGCAGCCGCCACAACGACAATCACTTTAACCGCTTCATCAACGCCAAATAGGGTTGTCGCTGGATCGGGCGGTCAAACATTTACGTTGCCTGACGCAACAACTTTGCCCGTTGGCGCAACATTTACGTTCAACAATAACCAATCTTCTGGCGCAATAACGGTTAATAACAACTCTAGCACTTTAATAGTTTCAATCCCATCGGGCGGGTTTGCTACGGTTATTTTGTTAACCAACTCAGTAGCCGCCGGAACGTGGGATTATCATTTTGGCGCTCCCGCAAACGTATCTTGGTCAACCAATACCTTTTCGTATCCCGGCTCAATAACATCGGCAACGTGGAACGGAAACATCATTGGTCCAGCATACGGCGGGACTGGTATCGCCAATAACGCAGCTAGTACACTTACCATTAGCGGCAATTTTGCGACAACTTTAACGGTTAGCGGAACTACATCGTTAACATTGCCAACGTCTGGTACGCTTGCCACCACGGCAAACATTAACACAGCATTGCCGTCTGCTACTTCATCACAAATATATATTGGAACGGGTTCTGCTGGGGCAGCCGCCGCCGCATCTACTTTACCAACGGCAGCTTTCCCCGCACTTACGGGTGATGTGACCAACACTGCGGGTTCGGTTGCTACTACGGTTGGCAAGATAGGTGGCAATGCGGTTAGTTTGGGTGGCGCATTTACGCTTTCTGGCGCGTTTGCAACGACATTAACTGTTACTGGAACAACAACGCTAACATTGCCAACAAGTGGCACGGTGACAGCCCTTGGTAATACCACTACTGGCTCTGGTAGCATTGTCCTCGCAACCACGCCAACCCTTGTAACGCCCGTTCTTGGTGTGGCAACTGCTACTTCCATTAACGGCCTGACCATTACGTCTTCAACGGGTACGCTTACGGTCACAAACGCCAAAACGCTTTCTGTCAGCAATACATTAACTTTGGCGGGTACTGACAGTACAACTATGACATTCCCATCAACTAGCACAACCGTTGCTGGATTGGGTACAACTCAAACATTCACTGCGACAAACACATTTAGCCAAGTCAACTACACAAATAATGCCGTTACGGTTACATCTAATGCGGGTACGGTTCCAATAACCTATCGCTTAAACACATTTACCAACTCTTCTGCTGCCACAATGGCTATTACAATGGCGGTAACAAGTGCCGTTGATGGTCAAATGTCTATTGTTCGCATTTATGATTTTAGTGCGGCTGCCCAAACTATTGGGTGGACTAACACCGAAAACAGCACGGTTTCAGTGCCAACAACATCAAATGGCTCCACAACCTTGCCATTAACGGTTGGTTTCATGTATAACGGCCAAACGTCCAAGTGGCGTTGCATAGCTTCGGCATAAGGGGACAATAATGCGGTCGGCCATGATTGACATTAACACCAATATTGTCGTTGGCGTTATCATGGCTGACGCAACCGTTGATTTGCCTCCCAAAGATACATTTTTGGTTAATTTGCCTGACGATTCTTCCGTTGGAATTGATTGGCTTTATGATCCATCTACGCAACAGTTTACCAATCCATTGGTGGGTGCATAATGGCTACGAACGTCATCATCCTTACCAGTGGTACATCATGGACAGTTCCCGCAGATTGGAACAACGCTAACAATACCATCGAAGTTATTGGCGGCGGCGGCGGGGGTAGCAGTTCTGCGGCTGGATCGCAAGGTGCTGGTGGCGGCGGGGCGTATACTAAATTAACTAATTTTACGTTAACCCCTAGCAGTAGCGCATTTATCCAAATTGGCGGAGGCGGAGCGGCCGGCTCTGCTGGAACGGACACTTGGCTTAATAAAACAACCAACGCCGCTCCCTCTTCATCTACGGATGGTCTATTAGCAAAAGCTGGCGCTACTTCAACATCATCGGCTGGCGGTCTTGGTGGTGCGGCGGCTTCTTGTGTTCCATCAGCGGCGGCGTTTAGCGGCGGTGCGGGTGGTGCTTTTGTAATCAGTGGCTCTTTCCCCGGCGGCGGTGGTGCTGGTGGCCCTAGCGGCGTTGGTGGTGCGGGCGGTGTTGGTTATTCAGTTGGTGGGTCAGCCGGCGGTGGCGGTGGTGGAAATAACGGTTCAATTGGCGGCACAGGAACGTCTTCAGCGGGCGGCGCTGGCGGTGCGGGCGGCGGAACGTCAGGCGGTGCGGGTGGTAACGGTGGCGCATCAGCGACAGCCGCAGGGATTGGCAAAACGGGAACGGGCGGTGGCGGTGGCGGTGGCTCAAGAGACGTTTCGGGTAGTGGTAAGGGCGCTCCCGGCGGTAGCGGTAATCTTTGGTTAGCTACAACTACCACATCTCAAACAGTTACTATATCGCAAGCATCTCCGGGTGTTTGCACCGTTACAACTGCCCCACAGCAAGGAACGCCCGTTGTTTTTTCAACAACTGGAACGCTCCCAACGGGATTAACTGCTGGAACTACGTATTATGTTAAAAGTATATATTCCTCAACAATTGTTTCAACAACCACATTTAACGTATCCGCTTCTCTTGATGGAACAGCGATAAATACTACTAGCGCAGGATCGGGTACACATACTGCAACTTTTACCGCAATTGCTGGTTCCGGCGGTGGTTCTGGAGGTGGTTCTTCAACTGCTAATACTGGCGGAAGTTCAACAACTGGTTCTGGCGGTCTATACGGCGGCGGCGGTGGGTATTGTAACGGAACTACCCCCGCAACTTATGGCACTGGCGCAAAAGGTGTTATTGTCATAACTTATACAACAGGCGGCGTTGCAGCCAATGGTAATTTTTTCTTACTGATGTAATAAAATATCTTTATATATAACCCTACATGTAACTTGAACTACCCACTATAGTCGGAGAAAAAAAATGTCTATCTTAATTAACTTAGAGCATACCGTAGAAGAAGTTAACTCAATTCTTGCTGCTTTGGCTGACCGGCCATTTAAAGAAGTGGCTGATTTGATTGCAAAAATTCAAGCCAAAGGAAAGTCTGCTCTTGAAGCATCGCAGTTAACGGCAAAACCTTCTGATGATTCTGCCACCGAAGCTGACGCTTCTTAATTTATAGCCATTGGCGAAGGTCAATAAGATGACAAATGTTGAAGAAACCAAAATTGTCGTTGACGTTGGCCTCGCCACTGGCGTGATCACCATGCCTCTTTGGGTTGTTGAGGCAAGTTTTTGGATACAATTAACGGCGGGTATTCTTGGTTTGGTTCTTATGGTTATAAGATTAGCCGCCGCCTTTAGGGATTGGAACCGTGGCGGGGGTAAATAGTGGACCCATTTACCCTTATTGCTGGAGCAACCGCCCTTTATAACGGCATTAAATCTGCCGTTGACGCTGGGCAAGACATGATGGACACCGCCGATAAGGTGGGAAGTCTATTTGCTAAAGTTGCCCAGATCATTCAATTAACGTCTGAGCCACGCAAAAAGAAACTGTTTCAATCTCAAGCCGATTTTGAGGCTGAAGCGGTTAGAATTTATACGGCAAAAGCCAAAGCCCAACAGATGGCGGCTGATGTCAAAAATATGTTTGTGAGCCAATATGGCATAGCTGCTTGGACTGCAATTCAGAAAGAAGTAACTGAAATGCGGAAAGAGGCCGCCAGAGAGGCGGCGGCAGCCATGAAGCAACAAAAAGAAACACAGGATGATCTAATTATGATAAGTAGCATTATTGGATTTTTAGTAGTTGGAATTGGCATAATTGGTATCATTCTTATGGTTACGGTGAAATAAATGGACTTGTTGAAAACATTTGGCCCCCTATTGGGTTCTGTTGCCCCGACAATTGCTACGGCTTTGGGCGGGCCGGTTGCTGGTATGGCTGTAAAGGCTATTTCGGGCGCATTGTTTGGACACGACAATGGTACGGAAGAGGATATTACGACTGCCCTTGCCAACCCTAATGGCGATCAATTAGCTGCATTAAAGAAGATTGACTCTGACTTTAAAACCCAGATGAAGTCATTGGATATTGATTTGGAACGGATTGCGGCATCTGATCGCGATTCTGCCCGTCAGATGGCTATTCAAACCCATGATTGGACACCCCGCATTTTAGCCGTTGTAGTCATCTGCGCGTGGGTATTTATCCAATGGCATTTGCTAAATAGCGTTATTCCTGACGTAATGCGGGAATTAATTGCGCGTGTTCTTGGAACGCTTGATGCGGCGCTAACTTTGGTTTTGTCGTATTATTTTGGATCGTCGCACCAACATTCCCCCGCACCAAAGGAATAAACTGTGAAAGATAATTGGGAAAAGTGTTTTGCCCTCATTCTAAAAAACGAAGGTGGTTTTGTTAACAACCCCAAAGACCCCGGCGGCGTTACTAATTTAGGTTGCACAAAAGCAACATGGGAAGCATACGTTGGACATGAAGTGTCAATCGACGACATGAAGGCTTTAACTCCATCGGATGTTATGCCTTTGTACAAAACGAAATATTGGGATAAAATTAATGGCGATGCACTTCCTTATGGCGTTGATTATGCTGTCTTTGATTTTGGGATCAATTCTGGGGTAAACCGTGCGGCAAAAGTCCTTCAGTCGGTTGTCGGTGTTGCAACGGATGGGTCCATCGGCCCCTCCACGCTTGCTGCTCTTGAAACGTCTAACATACGTGATGTTGCTACGCGAATCTGCGAAGAACGTCTAGCATTCTTGCAGAGTTTGCCTACTTGGGGTACATTCGGCAAAGGTTGGGGGCGGCGTGTTGCTGAGGTTGAGCAAACGGCCTTTAGCATGGTGAAATAGGATTGCCGTAAATGACCGTAGCTACCACAGCCCTGTCGTATAATGGATACGTCACCCAAGTTGCGACCTTGGCTGTGTTGCAGAATACGCTTGTGACAACCGGAACGTCTCCTAATAGTTTGGTAACGTCATCCGACCCAAACTTCCAAGCTATTATTCCCCAGATGCTAAACTATGCGGAACTTCGCATTCAACGTGATTTGGACTTTTTGGCTACTCAAAACGCCAACTCTTCTTATTCATTAACGTCTGGCAATAACAGTTTAGCAATCCCAACTAGCACTTTCGTAACGCTCCAGACCATTTATGTAACGGACACGAATGGTAACGTAACGCCGTTGTTGCCAGTAACAAAAGAATTCCTACGCAATGTATACGGAAGCGCAAGCGGTGCATCTACACCATTATACTTTGCTGTTTATGGCGGTGACGTTGCAACTGGTGGTCAGGCGAGCCAAAATATTATCTTTGGGCCTTGGCCTGATGCTAATTATAGCATTACCATTTCTGGAACAACACGCCAACCAACTTTGAACAATTATGCAGTTCAAGGTAGTGCAGATACAACGTACACATTTATTAGCCAAAATTTGCCAGACATCATGCTTATGGCAAGCATGATTTATATCAGTGCATATCAACGCAACTTTGGTCGGATTAATGACGATCCGACTATGGCTCAAACTTACGAAAGCCAATACCAAGCCCTTCTCAAGGGTGCGATGGTTGAAGAGGCTCGTAAGAAGTTCCAATCGTCGGCGTGGACTTCTTATTCGCCTTCCCCCGTTGCTACACCGACTAGGGGGTAAATCATGCCCCATAATAGCATCAAATTAATTCCGGGCGTTAATACCACCAAAACAATGGCATTAAACGAAACGGGGCTTTCTGCATCCAATCTTGTGCGGTTTTTGCCAGATAGGGCATTTCAACTTGGTCAAGCTGGGACAAGTGGCATGTCGCTAGTTCAAAAAATTGGCGGATGGGTTCTTTGGTTTGTCGGCGCAATTGGGTCAATTGTTAAAAATTTACACGCTTGGGAAGACTTAAATTCTAATCAATGGTTGGCTGCTGGCGCTACGGCCGGATTATACGCCATTGAATACGGTTCAGCGGGTGGTTTGACCACTGAGTCGGGTAACATTATTGTTACCGAAACTGGTACGCCATCATATTCTGCATATGGCTTGTTAGCTAATTCCCCTTCTATAAACAACACGATCACACCACAAACAATCACAACTAATCCAAAACCTAATTTTACGTTGCAAAGCGGTATATTATTAACCGAATCTAGCAATACAGCACCAACTGGTCCAAGTTATGGGTTAGTTACTGAGGCAGGAACAGCAAATTACCCAAGTTATAATTTTCAAGTTGCGACACCTAGCCAAACGGTTACTGTTATTGATACTGGCTCAAATACTCGCGTTGGTGATGTTGTTTATATTGAAACACAAGTTTCAGTTGGCGGCGGAACTATTCAAGGCGTTTATCCAATTGCAAGCGTTATTGATGCGAATACTTACACGATAAATGTCAGTTATTATGCAACAAGTGAAACCACAAATGGTGGAACTTTGCCAACCTTTACATCTTTTGCAAATACAGGTTCAATTACAGTAAATTACCCAAATCACGGATATACTGGTGGCGAAACTGTTGTTTACGTTGTTCAAACAGTAGTTGGTGGCGTAGATATTTTTGGAAGCTACACCGTATCTTCTATTGTTGACGCAAATAATTACAAAATTATTGCTCAAAATCAGGCGGCTTTTGCACAGACTGCCACAATGAATTTTGGCAATGTTTTAAACCTTTATTATCTTAACCTTGGTCCGGCTGGTTTGACTACTGGTTATGGCTTGGGAGGGTATGGTTATGGTGGTTACGGCATTGGTCAACCAAGCGGAAGTTCACGAACTGGAACGGCCATAACTGCAACAGATTGGTCATTGGATAACTACGGCCAACTTTTGATTGCATCCCCTTACGGTGGTCCAATTTATTACTGGCAACCAAATGGCCCGTCACAAACGGCATTAATTTTCAACAATGCTCCAATCGTAAATAATGGAACATTTGTGGCAATGCCTCAAAGACAAATTGTGGCATATGGGTCAACATTTAATGGCATTCTTGATCCATTATTGATTCGGTGGTGTGACGTTGGCAATCCAAATGTGTGGAATGCCTCGTCCGTTAACCAAGCTGGCTCTTATAGAATACCTGAAGGCAGCTTGATTGTTGCCGCCTTCCAAACGCCACAGCAAGCCCTGTTTTGGACGGATGAGTCGGTGTGGTCAATGCAGTATATTGGCGCACCGCTAGTTTACTCGTTTAACAAGATTGGTTCGGGCGTTGGCGCTATATCGCAAAAATCAATTGGCGTGTTAAATAACGTAATTTTCTGGATGTCGCCCTCACAGTTCAATATGCTTTCGCCAAATGGCATAAGCAATATTCCTTGCACAGTATGGGACGTGGTTTTTCAAAATCTTAACACTGCCTATAGTGCCAACATTCGTTGCGCCACCAATAGCTTGTTCAATGAAGTAACGTGGTACTACCCGTCAAACAGTAGCACAACGGGCGAAAATGATTCGTACGTAAAATATAACATTAACAGCCAAACTTGGGATTATGGGTTCTCAACGCCGACATTAAACGTGGGTCGGACGGCTTGGATTGACCAGTCAGTATTGGGATCGCCAATCGGCGCTGGAACAGACACGTATATATACCAACACGAAATTGGTAACGATGCCGCCAGTGGAAGCACAACAGTAGCCTTAACGCCATCATTTGAAACGGGATATTTTGCACTTACCGAAGGCGACAATATGGTTTTCATTGACCAGATGTGGCCAGACATGAAGTGGACGGACTACGGACAAACGAACAGCGCCAGTTTGCAGATTACGTTTTACGGTACAAATTATCCGGGGGATACGCCGACAACGTATGGCCCGTATACGGTCACGCAAAGCACCGAATACATTTCAACTCGTATTCGCAACCGCTTACTGGCTTTTTCAGTGTCATCAAGTGATCTTGGATCGTTTTGGCGCTTAGGCAATCTTCGTTATCGTTATCAACCTGACGGAAAATACTAACAATGGCTTCGCAAGACGACTTTCTCACAACGCAAAAGAATTTTGTGTCGGCAATGAATGGTTTTTCTGACTCAAATTTTACTCTTGCTGGTAAGGCTAATAGCGGGGAAATTACAACTACTACCGCCGTAAGTTCAAAGGCGGGGTATTTTGTTGGCGTGTCGGTTATTGTCGCTGGTAGCGGTACTGCTACCGTTTACGATTCAACATCCGTATCAAACCCCACCAACAGAATTGCCATTATTTCTCCGTCCGTTGGTCTGTCTAGGTGGGATATTCCAGTTGCAAACGGCATTGTTATCGCCCCCGGAACGGGTATGACGGTTAACGTAATTTACAGTTAAAGGTGTAATATGCCACTCAAGCATGGGTCATCCCAAGCCACCATCAGTAAGAATATAAGCGAGATGTCTCGTGCTGGTCATCCGCATGATCAGGCGGTGGCGGCGGCACTTAACATTGCTCGTTCAGTAAAGGCGCGTGGTGGTGCATCGGAACAGAACAAAAACATAGTTCACGTTGGCCCAATCCACAGCCATGTAGCCGGCAGAACGGACCATTTGCCTATGCATGTTCCAGCGGGGGCTTACGTTATTCCCGCCGAAGAAGTAGCTTACCTTGGCGAAGGCAATACGCTCAATGGCTTTAAAAACATCGACGAGTGGGTGCGCAAATATTACGATCACAACTATACTCAGCATGGCGAACCTGTGCCAATTGTTGCAGCCGGCGGCGAATATGTTATCCCGCCAAATGCAGTATCTGGGGTAGGTGATGGAAACTTAAACGAGGGACATCGTATTTTAGACCAATATGTTCTAAAGCTGCGCAAGAAGCACATTAAAACGCTTCAAAAACTGCCAGCCCCCGTTAAGGATTAAACATGGACCCTATGTTCAAAAAACAACGTGTTAGATTGTCAAAAAGCGCACGTAAACGTATGCCAAAATTTGAAAAGATTACAACGGAACCATTGGTTAGGACGGCTCAGCCAGAGGACGAGGAGGGCATTATGACCCTCGCCCGCATGATTCATACTGAGATCGGCATGTTCAATCTAAATGAAAACAAAGTGCGGGACATGATTCGCCCGTTATTGTATAAGCATTTAGGTATTATCGGTGTTGTCGGTAAAAAAGATCACCTAGAGGCAATGATTCTGCTTCGTGTGGCAACAAATTGGTATTCAGACACGCCTTTTCTTGAAGAAATGTCAGTATTTGTCCGCCCAGAATACAGGAATGCCACAATATCTCGCGTTCACACTATGATTGAATTTGCAAAAAAAGCGGCAGATGGTCTTGATTTACCCCTAATGATTGGGGTTTTGTCAAATCAAAGAACAAATGCTAAAGTAGAACTGTACGAAAAGCACTTTGGAGTCCCTGCTGGTGCCTTTTTTATCTACGGGGCAAAGACTGGGCAGCCCGACGAGGCTGAAATGATTGCGTAGCTAGGAGAAGTCTCGTGTGTGGTTCTAAAGGTTCATCTACTACCAGTTCGTCATATACGCCCCCTCCAGAGGCGGCGGCAAACTATAAGTATTTGGCTGAAAGAGCCAAGAACGTAGCCGCTACGCCATTTCAACAGTACCAAGGCGAAATGGTTGCTCCTATGACACCGGAACAACAAGCCGGTATTGGGCAAATTAATGCCGCCGCTAATCTTGCTCAACCTTATATGCAAGCTGGTGCGGCATACACTCAGCAAGGTGCACAACAATTTGATCAAAATGCCGCCAATAGATACCTATCCCCATATCTAAATAGCGTTGGGGCTGCGACGATGGCCAACCTCAATGAAACCAATGCTCAACAACAACAGCAACTTCTTGGCAATAATATTAGTCGTGGCGCTTACGGTGGCGACCGCTCCGACATTGCTCAGTCTGAATTGGCACGTCAGCAAGGTCTTGCAAACAATCAAGCTATTTCACAACTTTACAACACTGGCTACGGCACTGCACAACAACAATTTAGTGCCGATCAGGCTCGCGCTTTAGCTGCTGGTCAAAATTTAGGTCAATTAGGTACTTCGGCGCAAAGTGCGGCAATGCAGGGTGGTCAGGCTATGATGGGCGCTGGCGCTCAAGAGCAAGCTTATCGGCAAGCTTACGATACTGCCAATCAGCAACAGTTCCAATTGGCGCAAGCTTATCCGTTTCAAACCACCCAATTTCTTGGCAATGAACTTTTGGGCATTGGTGCGCAATCTGGTGGAACGTCTCTTACATCACAACCCGGACCAAATATTGGATCACAAGTTCTTGGTGGGTTAGTGACACTTGGCTCATTGGTTGGTTCGGATGAACGCCTTAAAGAAAATATGGAACCCGTTGGAAAAACTTTTGATGGGCAAAATATTTACAAGTACAATTACAAAAACGATGACCACACAATGCTTGGGCTTAGTGCGCAAGAAGTTGAAAAGCATAACCCAGATGCCGTTAAAAAAGATGGCGAAGGTGTTCGCTATCTAGATTATAACAAGGCTACGCATAAAGCAGCAGATCGAGGCCACTTTGCTGATGGCGGCGGGACTGACTGGATGGGTGGAGCAGTACATGATGGCGGCTTGGGTCGTTTGCATTACGCATCTGGCGAAAGCATACCATACACCGAAGCGCCAAGTTCCGCATTGCTTTCGGGCGTTCCCGCTGGTGGAAGTGTTGATACTGGGGCGCGTCCCTTAACATTGGGTGAACTTGAAGCGGCTTTAACTGCCGTTTCCGCTGCTGGTAAACAAGATAAATCCATTATCAAACAAGGCATTCCAGAGGCACCCAAACCTTTTGAAGATACTGGTTTAGCTGACGTTGAAAAGCGTTTGCAAAATGCGAGTGGCGAACAAAAAACAAACCTCAAAAACAATTTGAGCAATTTATTTGGTGGAAATGGGTTAACCAGAACGGGCGGATTAGGTTCGATGGATAATCCTAATCTTTACACAAGCGCGATTGGCCCCACTCTATCGGGCGCTCCAATGGCTACTGGCGGCGTTGTACGTGACGGTTATGCGGATGGTCAGGTCGTTCAGCCACAAGCTGACACGCAAGGTAATCAATCTGGCCAATCGTTAATTGAAAAGGCAACTGGCTTAAATTTAGATGAAAACGCTCGCATGGGTGTATTAGCGGCAGGGTTAGGCATGCTGAGCAGTCGGTCGCCATTCTTTGGTGTTGGCGTTGGCGAAGGTGCTACGGCGGGTCTTGGCACGTATTACAATGCGAAAGCAAATGATCGTGCATACGCCAACAAACAGCGCGAACTAGAATTGACGCAACAAGAACGCAATACACAACAACAAACTGCTGACATTGCCAAGGGCAAAGCACCGTCGGAAATTGCACTTGCCAACGCTAACGCTCTTGAAGCAGTTCAACGTGCAAAAACTGGTGCTGGTGCCATGTTTGAAAAAACGTGGATTCCCGGTGAAGGTTATTATGTATTTGACAAAAACAACCCAATGGCTCCGCCCGTCAAAATTACGGACGAAAAGATGGTTCCACTGGGCAATGTAAATCCAACAACTATTCCAAATAAAGCGACAACGGTAGTTACCCCTTCAGTTAGTACGGGCGAACAAGTTAAACCGCCAAAAGTTGCAGAACCAACAGTTGTTAATCCAGTTGTCTCACCTAAACCACCAGAAGAGCCAACAAAAACAACTGAATGGACACCAGTAACCACGGTTCCAACAGATTATAAGTATTCTGGCTCAATGAATTTGGCGCTTACACCGGGCGCATTAGAAAAAGCACAAGCTTCTGCTGAAAAGATGAAATCTGACCAAGATGCCAAATCGCAAGGCGCATTTGATACGCTTTATCAATTAGACAACTTAGACCACGCTTTTAATAACACTGCGCTTACCGGATTATTGACAGTCGGCCAGCATATTGATGAAAGAACGCAATTTGCATCAGGAATTAATACCATGTCCAGAATTTTGGGCGGTAAACCAATGTTTGATCCAAATAATCTTTCTGCGTTAGAAGAAATGGCGAAAGATAATAAACGCCTTGGATTCGCGTTATCAAAATCAATGGGTAGGGAGCCGGGGTTCATTGTTCAGCAAGCCATTAGTGCTAACCCAAGTGCAGCCAATGAACCATTAGGATTCCACCGTCTTACAGAAGGATTGCGTCAAGCAGCACAATATGAACAAGATCGTAATGCTTTTTACGATAGTTATTTAGCAAAATTTGGCCATTTACAGGGCGCTAATGATTTATTTACCAAACTAAATCCTCCAGAAAAGTATGCTGATAAAGCTATTTTATCTACAATTGATAAAGGGCATGTGGATCTAATTAGGGCATGGGCAGACGCTAATCAAGGACGTGACCTTTCTAAAGGACGCGCAGAGTTTGATAAAACTTGGGGAAATGGGGCATTTAAATTGGTTACGGGGCTATAAATGACTGACACCGCTTTACCCCCAGCTTCGCCGTTAGTTTTAACGCCAGTTCCGGGCATTTACACTCCATCCGAACAAACCCAGAAATCGGATAATAAAACCTCCGATTTGCCTTCAGCAACTCCCTTAAATCTTCCTCCGGTTCCGGGCATTTACACTCCGCCGCAACCTTTGACGGAAACGGAGAAATTTGAGAAAAATGTTCAAAGCAAAGTTCCGCAAGCCAAAGAAGAAGTAACAAAAAATCCTTGGACTTCCTACGTTCCAAACGGATATCAATTGCCATTGGTTGGCGAACCTTATCGTCGCGCCGTAATTGCAAGTGAGGCGGCTCTTGGTTATGGAAAAGGTCAAACTTACGCAGAACGCCAAGCCGACCTATTGGCTCAAAGTCGCGCTCGTGACATTGCAAAACATGAAGCCGCCCCACTTACTAGTAGCTTTATTCAAGGAACGGCTGAAGCTATTCCATCCATAGCATTAGCACCCGAATTGGGTATTGAGGCTTTGGCATCCAGAGCCTTACCTTATGTTTCCAAAGGTGCTGGATACGTTGGTCGTATGATTGAACAGGGTATTTATGGCGGCGCACAAGCGGCGCAACAAAGTACGCCCGGCGAGACAGCGGAGGATGCCGCCAAACGTATTGCTCTTGGGGCAACAGTAGGTGCGGCTGGCGTTCCAGTAGCAACTGTTGCTGGTAAGGTTCTTCAGGCTCCCAAAGCCGTTTATAATTGGGCATCCAAGTTGTGGAACCCAGAGGGTGCAGTTGCACGTGATATAGCCGCTGGTGCCGCCACAGTGTCGCCAACCGTAAAAGGTCAAGGTCTTACAGTTGAGCAATATGCGGCTGCTAAGGCACGTGGTGAACCCGTAACCATTGCCGACATACAAGGTGCCAAACCACAGATTGCTAAAGCGGCGGAAGATTTACCCACAGATCAACGCATTCAAGAAATAAACGACAGCCTTCAACAACGGTTGGCCGGCGAATCTTCTCGCGTTGGAGAGCAAGTTGATACGGCTTTTGGCAAACCAATTGATGCATTCCAAGCCCGAAAAGAGGCGGACGAACTGGCACGTAAGGTTAATAAACCAGCTTACGATGCCGCCTACGCCAAGCCAATTGACTACGCATCGGACGAGGGGCGGAATATTGAAGGTTTGATTAAAGGTCGAGTACCAGCCTCCGCCATCAAGGGTGCCAATGAATTAATGCGTTTGGAAGGTGCGCCCGAATCAAAGCAAATCATGGCCCACATTGCGGATGACGGCACGGTTAAATACGAGACGATGCCTGATGTAATGCAAGTGGATTACATTACACGCGCTTTGAATGATACTGCCAAGCGAGAAGAGGGCGCTGGCGCAATGGGTGGCATTACTCAAAAGGGAAGTGCCTACCAAGGATTGGCAAAAGATTTGCGCGACAATCTTCGCACGGCTGTCCCAGAATACGATACCGCCTTAAATGGGGCTGGTAAGTTTATTCGTGGAAATAACGCCCATGATGAAGGCATGTCATTTCTTGACCTAATTGCAAACAAAAATTCCGATCCCAAAGAAGTGGGAAGCACTATCAATAATCTTGAAAAGGCATATACGCCGGAAGAAAAAAGATTGTTTGGTGAGGGCGTTGCGGCGGATATTAAAGAAAATCCAGTTAAAGCGGCAAAGCTTTTTGCAAGCAATGATACGGTTGCAATGGATCGGTTAAAAAGCGCAATTGGTGACGATGCATTCAATCAAATTGATTCGTCTATGCGTCTCAATCGCATCATGGCTCTGTCAAAAGAAATTGGCAAAGCACCAGCGGGTTCGATGCTTTCACCAAAAAATTTGGCTTCTAGTGTGCCTACAATCTTTGGGGCGGGTACGTTAGTTGGACAATTTGGGCCGCAACTTTTTCAAGCGCTACCAAACATAGCCAAATATGGTGCCGATCCTATGGCTTTAACTGCTGCGGCGGCGGCACTTTCGGGTGGTGCGTTAGGTGCCGGGATTACCAGTGCGGGCAACAAAGCAAAGTCTAGTGCCATTCTTGGTATGGCTCTATCAAATGATCCAAAATATACCAACATCCTTTTAAGGGCGGCTAAAAATGATGCCGAAGTACGTGACACATTGGATCAATTTGAAAAAGGGTTAAGTCGCTATTTGGCTTTAAACCAGAATAATCCGCCAAGAGAAGGCCGTAAGTCGGGCGGCTCCGTAATTGACAAGAAGTCTGACCAGCTTATCAACGAGACAATGCGCAATCAAAAACTTCTTGCCAATCACACTGAGCAAATGCTTGCCATGCCAGACGATGCCATTGTGCAAGCTTTGAAGGTTGCCAAGAGCGTGGCGGCCTAATAGTTGCCCGACCGTTTAAGCACACGTTTGGCGTACTTGTTTTTGGTGGACGTGCTTCCGTTGTAACATCCAAGCATCAGCGTAATGTCGTTGTGTTTGGTGTAACAGTATTGCAGATACCTCATGCCATACTCAATGTTGGTTTCTGGCTTCATTAAGCCAGCTACGGAGCCTTTGTAGCCCATTGATATGGCTGTACCGTACCTAAGTTGCATAAGCCCGTAATTGCCGTCCTTAGAGGCTGTAGGCTTAAAACTGCTTTCAACGTCGATGAGTGCAAGTGCAATCTTGGGATCAACGTCATGCGATACCGCTGCCGCACGAATCATTTCGTGCAGGGGCGACTCTGTTGTGTGTCCGACAGTTTGGCATCCGACTGTAAACAACCCGACAGCTATTAAGGTTGATAGCTTCATCACGCTCAACGCGAGACAATGGTGCCATCTAGCTTGCGCTTCCATCTGGAGTTTTTACCATATGGAAGCGGCGTGCGCGACTGTTTTAATCCTAAGTGATTTTGCTTAGTTCTCTTAGCTTTAGCTGTCATTTGGTGATCTTTCTTTGTTTTCTCTTTTGCACACGGTTTGCACGTTAACCGAATGTTATCGTCGGTATCAGTGCCGCCCAGTTCAAGTGCGCGAACATGCTCGTAAATGAATTGCCCAGTCATAAGTTTGACATTGCAAAGCATACATTTGCCGCCTTCGCGTTCCCAAATTGTTAATTTTCGTCGGCCAGACAGGGAGCCTCGCGCAGTGGTTCCTACATCGTCATTCATTAAAATTAAATCCTTTTATCCGTCTAAATTCTTTGTAGGGCATTTCGTAGACTATTTCATTATAGTCTCGTGGATCGTTGCGATTTGTTTGCCCAGACTTTCTGGAGTAATATTGATTATGGGTAAGTTTTACGTATGCAAAATCATCAAACCATTTAACAACAACGAAGGATGGTATGCCTGTTTCTGCCGAAAGCTGTAACCCATAATCAATATCTTTGGTTGTGCAGATATATGTATCGTAATCATTAACTGAGCGATTTTTTGTTTTAACTTCAATGTAAGCAACGGGGTTATCCCCCCTGAAACAAAGAAAATCAAAAACGCTATAATCGCCCAGTTTTTTATATTCAAACCGCCACTTCTTACTCAGAAACTCTATGATCTGATGTTCCCGGTTAAGATCGTTAACGGTTTGGTACGGTATGAACGGGGAATACGTCACTTAAACGTACTGCCCGCCCGTTGGTTGGCTTGCTCTGATCGCCAAGCCTCGATGATTGCCTCCGCCCTGCTACGCTCTGCGCGAAAATATTCGTCGTTGCGTATGGCATTGGCTTCGTCATCTATGGATTGAGCATATCGTTCGTGCTGTTCAGCCCAAGCTTCCCTCATGCCAGATGTTTTTTCGTTTGATGAGAGGATCAAGTTGGCCCTGATCCTCTTACGTGCATGCTCAGCTTTAAACCGTTCGGCTCTGGCTTCAGCCCCCATGTCACTATGTGTGGCTAAGAAAGTTAAGGCTTCTTCCATCATGTCGTCGGTTATAAACTTTGTCATTCAAATTGCTCACCAAAGTTGGGATCATAAGGCACTAGGGACACCCAACATTCGCCGTCTTGGTTTGGCAATGGGGATGCCTCAAAGCTGATATTAATTGTGCCTTCTTTACGTCCACTAAAAGCCCGACCAAGTTTGGTTTTACGAACGTGGCCATGCTTATCTGTGCGGTAAGAAAGCGCAATATATTCCGTTACCGGGTCAGAATGGGATAAAGTCGTCATCTTCTTCATCTGGGATTACCTCACGTTTTACTGGTGCTTTCGTCATTGGCTTGCTCTGTGAGGAAGTCGCTTTCGGGGCCGATGCACGTTCGCCCATTTCTTCATTAGGTGTCCACGCAAGGGACATAAATGGCCCCTTGGCGCCTTGCTTTACCCACAAGCTAAACCGACCCTCAACGCCACCAATCATACCTTTACCAGTATAAGTTGGCTGAGCGTCCGTTTTCTTGTAGTCGTTCTTAAAAATAGTACCGCTATTGTCGCGTTCTTCAAAAGCCATTTTACTTCTCCTTTTTGGCTGCGTTGATTTCTTTTACACGTTCTGTGCAAAGTTGGTGTAATTCAGAGTAGTCGTCGCCACCCTTTTCTAGTTTAAATATTGGGAAGTTTTCCTTTAACTCTTGCTCCCAATATGTCTTAACTTCCTTAACTGTCTGGCACACTTCCACCGCTACCTGAAAAACTTTCATATAGGTATATAAGTCTTTGGTATAATCAGGCCAGTGATTTTCCGTTGCTGCAATTGTTGTGACGGTAGCAGTGTCACGCTCTGGATCATCTCCCGTCTCAATTTGGAACAGTTTAAACAAGAAGTATTTGTTGGCTCCCGTAATGGCTTTGTAAAGCCCCTTGTCGCCAACGGTACCATTTTTGGCACGGTCATTACCACATCCAGAAATGCGAATAACGTGAGGCCAAATGTCTCCATCTTTGTGAACGATTTCATATCGCATATCCACAACAGTATTGCCATGCTCATCGAGTGGCCGAACCATTTCAACAGATGGGATCAGAATAAGACCTTCTTCAATCAAGGCTGGGCGAAGCTTCTCAAGCAAATCTGCCTCAGAAACATATTTGTAGCCATGAAACTCGTTCTTACTTCCCTTTTGCACATAAGTGACTTTTGCCATCACGTTGTGCAGTGCGGTTGCAATTTTGGCACTCATTTGTTTAGGCTCCCCTGATGACGAGGGAAGTGCCGCCGTTTGAGAGGGTAGCGCCACGCACATCCATTTTCTCCATTGCTTCTTTCAATAAAACTTTGTTGGGTTCTTTTTTAATTCGCATAAACTCGTCAGGTATCTCATCCTCATTTAGGATAACAACTTGGCGAGCGGTATTCATCAGTGACAAAGTAGCCGTTGGAAATTCCATCTTACGAACGTCTGCCGCCTCCATGAGGCGCTTCATTAACTCACGCCCAAACTCAACGCGCTTTTCAAATCTCCTACGGCGGTCATGTATGTCACGTTCTGCATCTTGGCAAGCCTTGCCAAGATATATGCTGTCTTGAGTGCGCCGAAGGAGTTTATCCATTGTCTCGTTAAAGTCTGTGGCACCTTCGAGCATATCCGCTTTGAGTTCCTCATCTTCCCGCAATTCGGGATATCGCTCAAACAAAAGTTCAATCGTGCGCTTAAGCATATCTATGTCGTATTTGTTAGACATTTGCATCCTTTGTAAGAAAAGTGTTTAGGTTTTATATCAGACGTTGTGTCCGATAGACGCATGATTTACGTATGATGCAAACTAAGTCAAGAGGGAAATATGTTACAACTTAATCCACCGATGCCAGTCATCACCCCAAAGGGCAAGGGATATGCTCACGTTTTGATTGATTATGGCGCAGAATTTGATTTGTTGTGGATTGTTTTTCAGGACGACACTGGCGAATGCTGGACTTACAATAACAGGGAAATTCGCGCTCAGCCAAATGTTTCAATGGGCAGAAGTGTTGTTGTCACCCCGGTTGCAGCAAATCGCGAAAGGCCAAGAGTAGTACCCAATGAGTGATCATCCACTGCGTCAATGGCGCAAAAGAAACAAGGTTATTTTATCTGATTTGGCTAAAATGGCTAAAACCACGCCGTCATCCATTTCGCGTGTTGAACGTGGAATACAATTGCCGTCCTTGTCGTTAATGGTTCGCATTTGTGCTGCCACGAAGGGTGAACTTTCATTGATGAACTTTTTGTTTGAACATGATTATCCGGCTTGAATTGCCTTTAGCACCTAGCACTAACAGGCTGTGGAAAGTTGGCAAGGGTGGGCGCATGTACAAGTCACCCGAATACGTAGCTTGGCTTGATGAGGCGGGTTGGATGATTAAAGCCCAAACCAAAAATCAAGTTAACGGTCCTTATGTGATTCACATATCGGCCAGTAAACCCGACAAGAGGCGGCGGGATTTAGACAACCTTTTAAAATCTACGAGCGACCTTCTCGTAAAAACAAAAATAGTTGACGATGATTCAGAATGCCACGCGATTGCCGCCGAATGGTCGGAGCATAGCGCCCCAATGATCGTGACTGTTTATGGGATTCTGGAAAGTGCCGACGAATGGAACAAGAGCCGCAGACTGTTGATGAACTAAGAGCCAGATATTTGGCTGTCAAAAAACGGCTTGGTGGAGTTGCTGGACCCACTGGAGTTGTGCCGTACGAGCGTGTCAATTTGCCGCATGCTCTAGTGCGGGACGAGCGCCCAGTTTCGTTGTGGTCAGTTCGATTGCCATGCCAAAAATTTACGGCAATGTTGCGTGAAGTGGCGGACATGCACGGTTTAGACCCAGAAATTGTTAAGAGCCAAACACTGAAGCAAAACGTGTTAAAAGTGCGACAAGAACTGTTTTACCGGGCTAAAAATGAATTGAATTTGGGGTACTCTCAGATTGGTCATTTGATGCACACTACCCACTCAACGGTAATTTACGGCGTTAAGCGCCACGAGAAAAGACTTGCACAGGGCGCAAAAACGCTCTAGCTTATCCCTGTCTTCTGCTCCTCCTTCAGGAGATATAGATAACGGTGACTTGACCCGCCTCCGCCCTTGTGACGGGGGTGGGTTCTTTCAAACAGTTGACAAAAACATAACGAATCAGATAGTCGCGCGTGCGGCTTACTGTACAGTAATACTAAGTTATCCATGTATAGCTATACAGCCTTACCAAGGAAGGGATAACTAAGGTAGCCTGTACAGTACCACGTGCGCGAAAAGCTTCAGCATGGATACCAAAAATGACAAAAGCAATTCTTCGGGATTATCAAACGGACGCTATTGCCAAGCTTCGCAAGTCGCTATCAAGCGGACACAAGCGACCAGTTGTTCAAATGCCTACGGGAGCGGGCAAAACCATTGCGGCGGCTGAAATTGTTCGCATGGCTTTGGAAAAGGGCAAGCGGGTTTTGTTTTGCGTCCCATCGCTCAGCTTGATTGATCAGACGGTTGAGAGATTTGAGGGTCACGACATTTGGGAGATTGGCGTAATTCAAGCGATGCATGAGCGCACCGATCCAACGCAACCTGTACAGGTCTGCTCAGTTCAGACATTGGCTCGACGGAAAATTCCCAAGGCTGATTTGATTATCGTGGACGAATGCCACGTGTTGTTCAAGTTTTACGAAGTTTGGTTTAACAGCCCAGAGTGGTCAAATGTTCCAATTGTCGGCCTGACTGCAACGCCTTGGGCAAAAGGCATGGGCCGCTTATACGATGACTTGATCATTGGCACGACCACGCAAAGCCTGATTGACCAACGTCACCTGTCGGATTTCAAAGTTTACGCGCCTTCAAGCCCGGATTTAACTGGCGTTAAGGTAGTGGCTGGCGATTACAATAAGCTTCAGCTTGGTCAGGCAATGGACAAAGCCCCACTGGTAGCTGATATAATTTCAACGTGGTTGGAGAAGGGTGAAAACAGGCCGACCATTTGCTTCGCCGTCAATCGGGTACATGCCAAGCATATCCAAACCCTATTTCTTGAAGCGGGCGTTCCAACGGGTTACATGGACGCTTTCACCGACATTGCTGACCGGGCAGTAATTGCCAAACAATTCGCTGATGGCGAGTTGAGGATCGTCTGCAACGTGGGTGTTTTAACTACTGGGGTTGATTGGGATGTTCGATGTATCATTCTTGCCAGACCAACCAAGTCAGAAATTCTTTACACCCAAATGATTGGTCGGGGACTTCGGACGGCAAAAGGTAAGGATCACTGTCTTATTTTAGATCACAGCGATACAACATTGCGCCTTGGATTTGTCACCGACATCGCTTACGACAGATTGGATGACGGCAAAGGAAAGGGAGTTTCTGAGCGTGAGAAAAAAATTGCACTCCCGAAAGCTTGTTCCAAATGCGCGTTCCTCAAGCCTCCCAGAACGCCAGTATGTCCAGCGTGTGGTTTCAAGGCTGACCCTGTTGATACGGTTGAAAGTGTTACAGGTGAATTGCTTGAACTTCGCCGTGATGGGAAACAACAAAAGCCAGTTTACACCACGCAGGAAAAAGAAACATTCTACGGAGAATTGCGTGGCTACGCGATCACTCGTGGATTCAAAGACGGGTGGTCTTATTGGGCATACAAGGATAAATTTGGGGTTGGCCCCGCTAATACGTTCAAAAACATCTCGCTCGCTCCGTCTGCGGCCACGCTGAGTTGGATCAAGCATCGCAACATAGTGAAAGCAAAACAACGTGACAAACATGAACAACGTAAAACGGGCTAAAGACATCGCAAAAGGCCACTGGCGGCAATTGCTCCCACAATTGGGTGTTGATCAAAAATATCTCACGGGCAAGCATGGGCCATGCCCATCGTGCGGCGGCAAAGATCGGTTTCGTTTCTCCGACAAGAACGGGGACGGAATGTTTTACTGCTCAATGTGCGGCACGAATGACGGTTTCAAGCTTGTAGAAATGGCTACTGGTCAGTCGTTCCGGCAAATTGCTGATCGTGTGTCGGAGATATTGGGACAACCCACCGCACCAGCCCCACGTGAAGATGATCAACGTATAGAGCATAGACGGGCTATTAAACGCATTTGGGAGGCTTCCAGCCGCCCGTCAGCGGATGGGCCAGTATCCAAGTACCTAACGAAGCGTTTTGGGCTTGTGTGGGCTTCTAAATCGGTTAGGGAATTTATTGGCAAAAACCACAACCTGATGGTGTGTAAAATACACGGGCCAGACAATATGGCTCACAACGTCCACCTCACCTACATCGACAATCATGGCAACAGGGCCAAGGTTGATGTGGCAAAGCGAATCATGTCGGGGCAAGTGCCGTCTGGCTCTGCAATTAGACTTGCGGAACCCGACATCCATATGGGCGTGGCTGAAGGCATCGAGACGGCTATAGCCGCCTCTGTCATGTACGGCTTGCCAGTATGGTCAGCATTAAATGCGCATAATATGGCTAAATGGGTACCGCCGGCAATTGCACAACGAATTACTGTGTTTGGCGACAACGATTTAAGTTTTACAGGCCACGCTGCCGCTTACGCATTGGCTAGGCGGCTACGTCTTCAGTATAAGCTTCAGGTGGAAGTTTTGATCCCGGAGACTGAAGGGCAGGATTGGGCAGATGTTCTCGCTCTGGCTTCCAAGGATCAAGTCCAGCGATGACGGCGGAGGCAACCAGATCAATATATTTTGGGCAACCAGTTTTCTGCCACTTGGCAATTGACTGCCTCGTCACGCCCATAGCCTTGGCAAGTTGATATTCCCACGCCCCAAATTCCTCTTTGATATATGAAACGAAAGCCGTAAATTCTGAAGCTTGCATGAAATTAACCCCGTTTTGTTAAACACTTGTCATTTCTCCCGTTGTATGTATTTTGCACCTTGCGTCAAATGGAGATGTTTACAAATGGTAATGACACCCGTCACAAAAGAAGTGCTTGAAAACATGGCACGTAATTATTTTAAAAATAAACAAAACTTGCGAGCCACCGCAAGGTCCATGCAAGTGCCTCTGTCAACGATTGCCAACCGTATGGAAATGATTAAACGGACATATCCAGAAATACTGGAAGCCTATTTAAGTGGCGACAAAACGGCGGCAACAGATGAATGGCTTTACGCGCAATTTTTGACTGGTGACGTAATGGGCGGGACGGTGCTTGTCGGGGGCGATGCTCATATTTGGCCCGGCCCAGAAACGCTTATGATGAAAGCTTTTGTTAAAATTGCTAAGCAATTGAAGCCACATACGATTGTTTTAAATGGCGACATCATTGACGGGGCTAGAGTAAGCCGGCACGGGGCTGTGTTGGGGTCGGCGGCACCGAAAGTGTCTGCCGAAATTGATGCCGCCAAAGCGTGGATGGATAAGCTTCCAAAGTGCCAACGCCGCATTTTTACGATTGGCAACCACGACATGCGGGTAGACAACTACCTAGCCAACCAAGCGAGTGAACTTGAAGATTATGCTGGGCGGTTGGCTGACCGTTTCCCATTATGGGAATTTTGCTATGCGTTTCAAGTTAACGATGAAGTTGAATTTAGGCATCGTTTTAGATCGGGCATCCACGCAGCCTACAATAACGCAATGGTGGCGGGCTGGACGACAGTCACCAATCACACCCACGCCCAACAGATGACGGCAGTACGAAACCGCCGGGGAAGCCATTGGGGTATTGAGACGGGTATGCTTGGCGACCCTAGTCACAAATGTTTCCAATATGCAGAAGGCGCACCCTCACGCGCACATGAGGGTTTTGCCGTCCTTACATTCGACGAAATTGGAATTTTGATGCCACCTGAGTTTTGCCAGATGATAAATGGAAGACCGGTTTTTCGGGGGCATTACGTGCTATAAAGACTTCCTCGAAATGGGTTCTGCACCATGAACCCTCACGATACACAGGCGCACCGCAACATTTGATTTTGTGAGCGTCTTTGCTTGTGTTGAGAATATATTTGCATTGCGTCTTGCGCGTCTCAAAGTAAGGAACGCCGCCCTCTGGTGGTGGATCTTCCTCGACGATGGGCGTGAATGAGTTGACTTGCACGACTGGGATTGGTTTGGGGCGGGGCGTTCGTGGCGCACTGCGTGGCTTTCCAATCTTGTCGCCTTTTTCAGTCGTGTAGCGTTTCAAATCGGGCATTTGCTTGCGAAGCCTGAAAATAAAACCCAAAATACTATTCCGGGTACG